CAGGGCTCGATGCCGGCGTGTTGCCGACATTCTGGTCGATTAGCGAAACGTAATCTACGCCGCTGGATGTGACAAAGGCGTCCTTTGCATAAGCCTTCGATGCGCTGTATGCCGCAAAGGTCAGCGTCAGGTCGATCAGGCCGCTGGTCGCGGAAGGCGTTACCTGCACGCCATTGGTCGGCGGATCGAGGTAGGGTCCGTCATTGAAGATCGCCGACTGGATCGCAAACTGCGGACTGATGCCAGTGGCTGGCAGCGTCGACACCGTGAGGGCCTGTGGCGGCAAGCTGGGGCATAGCAGGATCTGCGTGGTCTCGGCCTGCACCGACCGGATGTTCTGCCAGGCCGTGCCGACATAGATCGTCGCCAGCTCCTGCACGCGCGAGATCGTCGCGCCGGCGGCGAGAACTCCGAGCGTCGAGCCATCGATGTTGGCTCCGGTCAGCGCGTCGGTGATGGTGAAATGCGTGCTGTCGTTCACCGCTCCGATCTTGAGCTGGCGGTTCTCGAGCAGCGGCGTCGCAGCGCCGCGGAAGATCACCGTGTTGCCGGCCACCCATGTGACGGCGTTTTGGACCTGCACCACGGCTGGATTCGCGGTAGAGATCGCCACCACGGCCTGATCGTCGTTTGTGCCGATGAGCACCGCGCCATTGCGGAAGCGCACAAAGCCGCTGGTGTGCTCGGCCGTAACGGCATCAGCCTGATCGAAATCGAACTCGATCACGCGGCCCTGCGCGCCACCACGGGTCGGGCCGCCGTACGCGGTGCCGGGCCGCCGCGCCCACGCGCCGATCTCGACCGGGAATGCATTCAGGCAGACGTTGAGCGAGACCTTATAATCCGGCCGGTCAAACCGGCCTTGCGCGAACTGCGATATCTCGCCGCCGAGGAAACTGCTTATGGCCCATGTTGCCTCGCCCATGGCTACCGCCGCACGGTGATATAATCATCGTCTGGCGGATCGTCGTAGCCGTCCTCGATCGCGTCGACCGTGCGAGCTTCTTCCATCCACCGATCGTAGAGCTTGCCGATCGTCAGGAGCTTCGCGCTCGACTGCGTGAGGGGCTCGCACACCTCGATGCCGATGCGCGCCGCAAGGCCTTCGCAAAACATCGTGTGCATCTTGGTCACGTCGGTCAGATCGGCAACAAAGCGTAGCGTGATTGGACCGGAATCGGCCGAAGTCAGGTATCCACTCTCGAGCAGCCAGTCGTCATATGCGTTGCCCGTGGGACCGCCGAGCGCGCCGATGCCAGGCTTTGGATTTTGCGGGGCAAGCCGCAGAAAACCGGACGGCGTAAGAAAGGCATTCCTGGTGCTGGTCTGCCATGATGGACCGCAGCCGAGCGGATAGACGATGTTGAGCGTGGTGAGGCCTACACCGGACGGAAATTCGCTGCCGCCGATCTCAAGCCATTTGTCAGAACCTTTGCCGCCCACGAATACCGTAGTCCACGGATTGAGCACGCCGGTGTTGGTCCAATGGACGCCGCCATCGCCGACAGGGTCATTCCCGACGTTCCCGGAGCCGACCGACTGATAGATCATCCCATCGGAGCCGCCGACCTTCGCCCCGGCCGCATAGGTCGTGCCTGCGGCCCAAAGCGCCGGCGCCAGATCGGGCTCGTTGTTGAGATTGAGGTCGATCAGGCTCATGTACGCGACGCTGGAAAACGTCACGACCTGATTTTTGAAATAGGTGACGGTCGGATCGTAGGCAGTCGCGGTCGACGGCACGTCGGAGTTATTCGATTGCAGCGACAGGTAGACCCGATTGGTGCCATCGCCGGGCGTGGTGTAGACGAGCTCGCCGGCGAAATAGGCCGTTGTCCCGCTGGCGTCGTAAAGCGGCACCGCGCGCGGGCCGAAATAGGGGTCCCAGAACGTGGTCAGCAGCGGATCGTTGCCGAGGTTGTTCGGGATATTGGAGATCCACAGCGCGCCCTGCTCGTCCGCCACGATCGAGCCGACGAAGTAAGTCGTGCCAGCCTCCCACAGGGATGCGTCCAGCAGCATGGTGTTCGGGTCGATCGCGCGCAGGATTGTCCGCTTGATCGCGAAGGTCCAGTATCGGCGCTGCAGTTCGGCCTTCCGAAGCTTGTCGTAGCAAAACGACACCTCGGCGCTGTTCTTGCTTTTCTCGCTGAAATCCGACGTTGCAATGCGTTTCGCGCCGCAATGCTGCAGCGCGCGATTGCCGATATCGACGGGCGCCTGGAAATCCGACATGGCCCGGACGATGCGGGCGAGGGGTTTCCCCAGCAACGCACCGTCAAAGCGCGGGCTACTTGAGCTGCCCGGCGGCGATCGCCATGGCCTGCTGGACAGCCGATCTCAGAACATTGAGATTGGTGATTTTCGCGCTGTCCCAGGAGATCGTGAAATCGGACGATGCCGACGGCCCAGGGCCGCCGGAATGCCGGATGTTGGCAATGTCGGTCTTGTTCGCCGCATTGCCATCAACCGTCAAATTGATGAACTGGTTCTGCGCCATTACTCGACGTATTCCAGCTTGGCGGACAGGAGTCCGCCGGTGGTGATGCCGGTCGTGATCTTCACGTAGATGTCGAAGAAGCCGCCCGGATCGGTGGTGAACTGGGTCGCTCCAAGTCCAACCAGGTTGTTCCACATCGGAATGTTCATCATCGCCGGCGTAAACGTGCCCTTGAACGTGAAGTCGGTCGAGACGCCGGCCAATACCAGCGACTGCGCCGCGCCGAACAGCTTGTTGTCCGCCGGACCCGTAATCTGCACCACCGGGTTGGTCAGTGCGTTCAGCGATTGCGGCGTGCCGTCCGTGGTCGAGTCCGAAAACGCGATGTCGATGTCGCCCGAACCGGCCACTGCGATGGTCGAGTAGATTTCCAGTTTCTTGACCTTGGCGTTGGTCGGAAAGCGGCAGAGGCGGTAGGTCGACGTGGTATCGTCGCCCGACACCGGCGACACGAAGTCGTTGATGATGGTGATGAAGCCGGGAGCGCCCTCGCCGATCGTGTTGGGAACGACCGGGCTGGCATCCAGGTTGGTGATCGACAGAGATTTCAGGTTGTGGCCGGCCATTGACGGTTCTCCTTAAAGATTGATCACGAAGCCAGCGGCGACCACCTGCTGGGGGTTCTGAAAGAAGCGCTGAAACGCTTCAAGCATGTTGTCGATGTCCTTCCTGGTCAGGTTGGTGCCGTCCTGGACGCGCAACTCGACCTGATTGGTGCCGGCGGTACTCGCCGTTCCCGTGATGAAGTCGGAGTATTTGAGCCCTTCGACCCCATCGTTCAGTGCGACGTAATGATCTGCCATCGTGCTCTCCTTACGGCGTCACGTCGGCCGCGGCCGACGTGTCGGCGCAGAGAACCTGCAGCAGCCGGCCCGGCTCAAGCCGCGTCGCGCCGGACGACATCATCGTGTATATCTGGTATGGCAGGCCGGTCAGGTGCTTGAGCTGACTGACGTCGTTCTGGGTATCCTTCCAGATGCCGAGATACAGCCCAGACTTCACATAGGCCATGTTCTGACGGACGTTCGAGGTCGAGATCAGACGCTCCGAATACTTGATATCGAACCCGAGGAAGCGAGAAACGACGCCGTCGCTCAACACTGGGCGGTCGTTGAACTCGGTCGAAACCACCTGCACCTGGTTGAGCAGATCGGACTCGCCCTGGCTGTTCGTGATCCAGGTCTTGGCTTCGTCCTGAGGCACCTGCGCCTTGCGAAGGATGCGCTTGGCTTCGATCATCTTGGCGACGGTCAGGCCGGACGCGGCCGCCGAGCCGAAGGTCGAGGCAACCTGCCACTTGGTGGTGTCGAAGGACTCGTTGGTGAAGGCGTTCGGGGTATTGCCATCGCCGAGCAACGCAGTCGCAAATGCTGCCGCGATGATCCGGTCGTCCCACTCGCGCGCGACGGCCGCGGCAGCGGCGGCGACTTCCTGCGAGGTCGGATCGATCGCGGTCTTGAGCTTGTCGAAGGTGTCGATGAGCTGCTGAGCATCCTTGTCGACCGGCAGCACCCAGCGGCGAGTGAAATCGGCGTCCTGGCGGGCGATCGGCGCGAACCGGCCAGCCGGCGTCTTCATCTGCACCGCGCCGGCGTACTGGATCGGCGAGGCCTGCTTGCCGACGTGATAGCCTTCCATCACCGTGCCGCGCAGCATCGACTGCGTCTGCTGCAGCTTCAGGACAAGAAGGTCGGAAAATTCGGTCGTGAATAGTTTGGGTAGATTCTCGGACATGGCTATCCCGCTGTCTGGAGTAGGGTCAGAACGTCAGCGGCCTTGCCCAACGCGAGCGCGTAATGGGGGCCATCAACTTTCAGCCTTGTCCTTGCGGGGGCCGTAACATCTCG